AATGTACAATTAGAGAAAATGAGTTTGGTTACTCATTAAACCCTTCGTTACTTACGGGGAGCTCTGACAATGAATATTATCCTTTTGTTACAGGATCGTATTTTACACCTTATATAACAACAGTAGGTCTGTATAATGAGAGTACAGAGTTAATAGCAATTGGGAAATTATCACAACCAATTCCTATTTCTCAATTTACAGACACTACCATCATGGTAAATTTCGACGTATAATGAATTGGAAATACCAAAATAAAGAAATTGAGGGAGTCTCTGACTTTCCTAAAGAAACATATGGGTTTGTTTATATAATTACTCACATCCCTTCTGATAGATCTTATGTAGGTAAAAAAATACTTTTCAACACACGTAAAGTTAAACTTACTAAAAAGGAATTAGCCGAATACGCTCAAGTAGTTGGAAGAAAACCTTCATACAAACTTGCGGTTAAAGAATCAAATTGGCAGGATTATTGGGGATCAAATAAAGAATTGATGGGTTTAATGGAGACTGAACCCCTTGAAAATTTTAGAAGACATATTTTAGAAGTAGCCCCATCTAAAAAACTACTTACTTATTATGAAGTTAAATACCAGATGATCTATCAGGTATTAGAAAAACCAGAAGAATTTTTTAATGATAATATTTTAGGTAAATTTTATCGAAAAGATTTTAGCTAACGTTGTTTCTATAAAATAGGTTTCGTATATTGATCTTCATGATAAATGAACTTTTAGTCAATCTAGTTAATTCGGTTTTAGGTGCCGGAAAAAGAACTGCAAGGGGCAATCAAGCACACACTTGTCCTTATTGCAATCACCATAAGCCAAAACTAGAGATTAACTTTTCCGAAAATAAAAAAGGATATAATCCCTGGCATTGTTGGGTCTGTGATAAGAAAGGTACTAAAATTTCTACATTATTTAAAAAAGTAAGTGCTTCACCTGAAAAATTTGAGGAATTATTTAAATTAATTGGTGCTGAACAAGAACGCGAACAAGTAGTTCTAAAGCAAGATCTCGAACTTCCTCAAGAATATAAATCCATCTTAGATAATACTGATTTAGTAGCAAGACATGCCTACTCATACCTTAAAAAACGAGGCATTACTAATGATGACATTTTAAAATACAATATAGGATACTGCGATTCAGGTCGTTATGCAAATATGGTTATTATCCCATCCTATAATGAAGTAGGTAATTTAAATTATTTTACCGCTAGATCATTCGAAAAAAATCCTTTCGTCAAATACCGCAACCCTGAAACGTCCCGCGATATTATACCGTTTGAAATGCTTATAAACTGGGATTTACCGCTGGTATTGTGTGAAGGACCATTTGATGCAATTGCTATTAAACGCAATGCAATTCCATTGTTAGGTAAAAATTTACAACCTAACCTCTTAAAAAAAATAGTAAAATCAACCGTTAAAAAAATCTACATTGCTCTGGATTCAGATGCTAGGAAGCAAGCACTCAGGTTTGCTGAAAAGTTTATGAATGAAGGAAAGGAGGTCTATTTAGTAGAGCTCGAAGGGAAAGACCCTAGTGAAATGGGATTCGCTCATTTTACAAATCTCATCCAAAACACATTTCCATTAACACAATATGATCTAATGGAAAAGAAACTCGAATTAATATGAGTAAAAGAAATATCAAAAAATCCTATGACAGGATTTTGGAAATCTCTGAGGACGCCAAACAAATTACAATGCCCGATAGCCGTTACTATCGGAGAAATGGCGAATATTACCCCTCAGTAACTTATGTTTTAGGAACTTATCCAAAAGGTAAATATTTTGAAGATTGGCTAAAAAAGGTAGGATATTCAGCAGAATATATTGTTAAAAAAGCTGGTGAAGAAGGTACACAAGTACACGAAATGATCGAAGAGTATTTAAATGGAGGAGAATTAAATTTTTTAGGTCCTCATGGTCGTCCAATTTATCATCCTGATGTTTGGCAAATGTTTTTACGTTTTGTTGAATGGTGGGAAGAATATAACCCTACATTAATTGAAACAGAGGTACATTTATTTTCCGATGAACTTAAAGTAGCTGGCACTTGCGACATGGTTTGTGAAATTGATGGGGAACTGTGGATTATCGACTTTAAAACGTCCAATAACTTACAGACAACATACGACTTACAGGCAGCGGTTTATGGCCAAATGTATAAAGAATGTTATGGTAAAGAAGCAAACCGTTATGGTATTCTTTGGTTAAAATCCAACAAACGTAAGGGCGCAAGTGGTAAAATGCAAGGTAAAGGATGGGAAATGTATGAATCAAAACGTACACAAGATGAAAACCTTGATATTTTTAGAACTGTTAAAAAACTGTTCGATTTAGAAAATCCCACCCACAAACCAATCTTTACGCAATTCAAGACGCAAGTGAAACGAAAGTTGTGATATTTATATCAAAACGCGCGTTAAATGATTTCACTAAAAAGACTCTTGAAAGAAGTTCAAGGTAATCCTAAGGCCTTGATTTTGGCTGGATCCCCAGGTGCTGGTAAAGGATCTGTTCTAGGAGATTTAGATTTAGGTGGTCTTACAACTTTCAATTTAGATGACACTATCTTAGCATTAGCAAAAGCTGAAGGTTTTTCACTAAACCAAAAAGATACTGATGCTGAAAATAGAAGTGCATTTATGAGAGCAATGCAAGCTGCCACTAAAAAACTCAAAGACGAACAACTCCCAGCTGCTATTGCAAACAAAGATTCATTTGTATTAGATGGCACTTCGGCATCTGCTAACCAAACCAAAAAATTATACGACCAGCTAACAGAAGCTGGATATGATGTAATGATGCTTTATGTTTACGCTGACTTAGAAACAGTGTTAAAACGTAATGAAAGACGCTTTGAAAAGTCTGGTGGTGAAGATAGAAGTTTAATGCCTTCGGCTGTGTATAGAACGTGGTTAGATGTAGCTAAAAATTTTGAAACTTACCAACAAATGTTTGGTGACAATTTTGTTCCATTTTCTAATGTTGGTAAAGATGAAACACTGAAAGATGTAGAAAAAATCTTAAAAACCTACATTACTCCTTTTAGACCCACAGATGCTAAACCCAAAACCGATAAGGAAAAAGCTCGCTCTAAAGCACAATCCGAAAAATTAAATAAGGACATGCAAGATTTCCTTAGTTCAGATAAAGTTAAGAACATTATTGATAATTCAGTTTCTAAAGAAGAAGCTCAATCTAAAATAACTTCTTTTATAAATGGGTAAAGTAATAGCAGCATATGGGGGTGGGTTTAAACCACCTACAAAAGGACATTTAGAAGTAGTAAAACGTGCTTTAGAAAGTAATCCTGAAATTGATGAATTTATCATCTATGTGGGTGGTGGAGAACGTGATGGTATTACTCAAGCTGAATCTATTTTAATTTGGGAAATATTTAAAAAACATCTTCCAATGAAGGTTAAAATTGAACCTTCTAAAGCTCCTATTGGCAGCATTGTTCGCTTAGGAAAAAATAATCCTCAAGACACTATTTATTTTGTAATTGGTGGTAGAGAAGGTAGAGATGATGATATGCAAGACATTGAATCTCGCACTAAAAATATTGAAGAAAAATATCCTAATATGAAAATTAAAGTACAATTCACTCCCGATGAAGGAATGAGTGGTACTAATGCTCGTAAAGCTGCTAAATTATCTTCCGAAAAATTCTCCCCATTCCTCCCAGATGAATTATCCGATGAAGAAAAAGGAGAAGTGTATGATATTGTTCGTCCTGTAATATCTGAAAGAGGTAAATTTGCTCCTGACTTTGATGAGGATGAAGTAGATGCTATCGAAGATTTTGCTGATGACAAAATGCGCCCAGACATTGATATTGATTTATCAGGCCAACATTTCTTTGATAGATTAAATGATCCAAGAAATTATCCGGACATTGAACCCTATGAATTAGAAGACTTTTTCGAAAAGCTTTCAGATAAAAAAGATGAATTTATTGCTTTTTTAAAGAAGTATAAGGAAATGGTAGCTAAAGATACGGATACTAATATTAATATTCCGTTTATGAAAATAGCAGATAAAGCTATTGCTAAAACTATCATGCGTAAAAAGAACTTTGCTTCTTCAACTCCTATCTTACCACTCCAAGAAGGTAGATATGATGCTGAGGTAACTATGGTATCACGTATGATAATAAATCTTTTAAAAGATACATTAGGAGAAAAAGTAGAAGAAACATTTGAAGATGCGGGTGAAATTGATGGAGAACCATACAACGTAGAAGTGTATTTCCACCCCACAGATTTTGATACTTTAGGACCTTTACCATTTATAATTAATGCTGCTGGGGACGAAGATGCTATAGCAATACAAATCAATTACCGCCCAGAGCTATTTGAACCTAAAGCATTAAAAAATACAAATGTTTATAATGAGCTTATCCCTGAACTTAAAGATGCTATTCGCCACGAATTAGAACATACTTCACAGGGACGTTTTAATAAAGGAGTAAGGCCTGATGGTATTGATCAAGATGATTTACCATTATTTGATTATCTTACTTTAGATTATGAAATTCCTGCTTTTGTTCAAGGAATTTATAAAAATGCTAAAACTAAAAAAATTAAATTTTCTCAAGCACTTCAAAACTTCTTAGATGAAAGAATGGATGAATTAACTCCTGATGAAGAAGCTAAGATAAAGAAAATTTATACTGATTACGCTAAAAAGAATCTACCCGCAGCCCAAATAAATGAAGTAAAATTACCTACCCGTAAAGATATTACAAATTTAGTAAATGCTGTTAAACAACAGGGAGGAGATACTAAAAAAGCTTTTACTATGTTGGTTAAAGCAGCCAAAGGTAATATTAAGTTAACAGATGACGATAAAGAATTTATCAAAACCCAATTAAAAGATACTTTAAAATCAATTGGATTTGCGGCTATATTTGCCCTCCCAGCAGGCTCTTTAGTATTAGCTTTAATGAAAGCTCTTAAATTAGCCCACTTTATTACTCCTACATCCTTTTTAAATGAAATTGTTTTAGAAGTAGTCCCTAAAGATATTTTAGACAGTTTTGATATTCAAGATACTTTAGTCCAGGATGTTTGGGATGGTGAAAAATTAAAGCCTGAAATTAGAGAGAAATTATTAAAAATAGCTCAAGATTTTTTTGATTCACTAGACTTACCAGAGGGTGTAAAATTAAAAGATATTAAGCTAACAGGTAGTTTAGCCAATTACAACTGGTCTAAATTTTCAGATGTTGATTTACACCTAGTATTAGACTACTCAGATGTAGATGACGATGAAGAATTTGTAAGAAATTATTTTATGGCTAAAAAGAGCATTTGGAATGATGCTCATGATATTACTATCTTTGACTTTCCCGTAGAAGTTTACGTTGAAAATGAAGGCGAAAGCCACACAGCATCTGGTTTATATTCTGTTTTAAATGATAAATGGATTGTTGTTCCCAAAAAACAGGAAATAATGATTGATAAAGATGATATAACTACTAAAGCAGAAGGTTATATGTCTGAGTTAGAATCTATTCAAAAGCTTTACAATGATGGTGAATATGAAAAAGTTATTGATAAAGTAGATAAAATTAAAGAACGTCTTAGAGATATGCGTTCATCTGGTTTAGAAAAAGGTGGTGAATATAGTGTAGAGAATTTAGCATTTAAAGTGTTAAGAAGATCTGATTTTATAGGTCAATTAAATGACTTAAAATCTAAGTCTTATGATACTATGATGACATTAAAAGAAAAAGTGTCACTTAATGAAAACACTATTCCTTCAATTAATATTATTGAAAAATGTGCCCAATTAACCCAACATATGATTGATAAAGGGTATAACATTGAACCATTACCTTCAGTTGAATTTGTAGATGATGACACTAAAAATGCTGAAGATTTCTTTGGTAAGACAGCATATTATGACCCTAACGAAAAGAAAATCGTTCTGTATACATCAGGTCGTCATCCTAAAGATATTGTTCGTTCGTATGCTCATGAGATGATTCACCATATGCAAAATTTGGAGGATAGATTAGGCAATATTCAAACAACAAATACCCAAGAAGACGATCATTTAAATGATTTAGAGGCTGAAGCTAATTTAAAAGGCACAATGACCTTTAGAAATTGGACTGATAGCTTAGAAGAAAAGAAAAATAAAGACCCATTTGGTTTAAATGCTTATGCCCTTGAATTAGCAAGGGGATTAGAAGAAGCTTTGAGGGTCAAAGAAGAGGACGTATCTTCACCAAAAACTGATTATATGATTTATTCGGATATGGATGGAGTTATCACTGATTTTGATACTTCATTTATGAATATTTCTGATGGGATTCGCCCTTCAGAATATGAACGCAA